CCGGGTAATCCCCGCACTTCTTCCCCGTACATTACCCCAATTACAGGGGGATTGTCGAATGAATACTCATTACCCGACATTCTAATATGATTCACCCGAGGTTCTTTACCACCGCCCGAGTGTATCCATATGAACTTCTTCACCCCGAGAGTTTTAAGTCTTGAAGTGTTGATTGATTGATAAGCTTTACGAGTCTGATCTAGCGCAGTGTTTCTCGCATGACGAATATTGCCATTGTATTTCTTTGTCAGGAAGGGGACTAGATCTTCCATTCCTTTGCCAGTTGTAATGCTTCGCATAACTTGCCCTTGGACTTCGGCTAAGTATTTTTGCGGAATTACTTTGATAAGGTTTGCAGCTTCTTGAGTGCTGGCTTTGATTACATCGTTGATCTGAGCATTCCTAAAGGAAGTATCGATCTTAAAATCCTCAGCAGCGTCCTTTAACGAGAGCCCCAGCGTTACGGCTGAGTTCCTGATAGTGCGCTCTATCATTCGCTCCGTAGAGCTCTTGGCGATCTCATTAAAGCGTTTTGACCACTTTTCAAGCAGCCAATTCAATAGGATTCGGGCTCTGCTGGATATTGAAGCATCCTCTGCAAACCCGAACTTAGTTTCTTTAAATAGTTTTTTTAACTGTCTCTCAACGTCTCGAGACATCAAGCCAATTAGATCGACTGTTGGCTTGGCGTAGTCGGCAGCGATACTCGCATTAGGTCGTAATGCTCCACCGACTAAACCATTTACTTTCTTAGTTGCCTTTGGCATCTTCTTTGACTTTGCCCCAGTTTTCTACATACTCGGGAGTCATAAGCTTTTTAGCCTTGGCATCATTCTCAACGTCTCTTTCGTCTTCGAGTTGAGCAAAAGACTTATTACCAATTTTTTCAAGCCATTTTTTCTTGGCTTCTTCAAAGCTAGGCATCTTCTTCTCCTTTCTTTCTAAGGAATAGCTCCCAATGAGCCGGGTGCATTCGGCTTTTACCAGTTTCGTAATTACTCCAACGTGCTTGGGTAGTATAGATCAAACTGGCTGCTTTGGATTGGGATAAATGCCCTCGTGCCTGAATAATTTCTTCGCCCAAGGGGACGTATCCCATCCCCCCTCTGTTTCGTTTGTTGGTCATCATGCGTAGGCTGTCCAGCTTGCTTGTGGATAAATAGGAACTCCACCGACTACCGCAACAGGATCGACCCTGTAAGCATTGGCAAAGCTGGCAAACCTGAAACAAACGCTATCACCGTAAGCTTGGATACGAACCCTTCTTGCATCGCCCCTGAAGTTATTAGGAGCTGGGACGCACACGCCTTGGTCAGGCAATCCGTTTCCTTCGCTCAAGCAGCCGATCTCACGAACGTCCATCATTTGACCACGCACCGCAACAACTTGGAAGTAGTCAATATTTGTCTGATCGTAACCCCAGCTTGCCATGAAAATGTCACCGACATTCACAACAGCATTACGGGCAGCAACTACACGCTCAGCACGTCTTGCAGCCACACGCTCAACACGCTCACGCACTCCGTTGATGTAGTCAGCAATGTAAGCATTCATACGCTCTACGTTGTTGAAACGGTAATTAAAGTCAGCACGATTTCTGCGACCACTGTATCCCATTGCTACGCAACGAACTTGATCGGCATAGACCTCAATGCCAAGATCTAATTCGCCAGCGACCAACTCGTAACCTGCTGGGACATATCTGCAACGCTCTTGAACTCTCATTTTGATTTCCTTTCGTGATTTATCAAAGACAACACCTTCAGTATATACCTATTTGGCATGAGGTCAAGGCTTTTTTGATCTTTTTTTGAGGTGTATGATAAATGCAACACCCTAAAAATATTTCTCAAATTACTTGACACTATGCTTAATTAGTATGATACTAAGAGTGTAGTAAGTCTTCCACGAAAGGAGTTTGAAATGAATGCTTTGTTGGTTGTTCGAGGTTTCGGTAATCGGGTTCCCATTCAGGGTGAGCCAGTCCCGTTTCTCCAGTATGTTTTCGGAGCCGAACGTGCTGAGCGAATCATGCAGGGTTTGGATCGTAATTACGCTGTTTTATTTCAAGGAGCTTAAAAATGAGAAACGCAAATAGAGTTATGGATCGCCAAGTCAACGAAATCTTCAATCGCATTGGCAACTGCATCCAGTTCAACATTATGAATTTAGGTCGCATTGACGTTGCAGCTCGTAATGTTTTAGTTGCTGGTGGCAGCTTGGAAGCAGCGGAAGCAGCAATGGCAGTAGCAATTGAGCAATACAGAGAAAACTAATCAAATCGATCACACGAAAGGATCAATCATGTATCAAGTATCTGAAATCGAAGTAAAAGTTCTAGTCAATGCTTTGAAGCAGGAGTTGAAGTTGCCTACTGGCATCCTCAGCCCCGAGGAAGTAAACGCTGCGGAGCAGTTGCTTGCCTACTATCAAAATCTTTTAGGAGCTTGAAATGTTTAATTACCCTTTGTACCAAAACCCAGTTATCGAGAAGTCAAACTCATCCTTCGGTAACTACGTCATCAAGATCTCGGACGTTACTTTTAAATTCTTTATGAAAAAACAGCAAGCAGTCGCTTTTCTTAAATTTTACAAATTGGAGAATTAAATGGAATACCCAATCGGAACTCAATTTAAGACTCGTGGCAAAGCTCCAAGGCTTTGCACTGTAGCCGACATTCTTAAAACTTATAACTCAGAGAACGTGCTGGTAAAAACCCGTTACGTTGCTACTCATGAATTCATGGGGCAGCTCGTGGCTGATTACGATGTTGTAGCCACCACTATTGCAATGGGTCTTATCCCAGTAGCATCTTAAGTTTTTTATCACCATCTTGGATCCTGCCTTCAGCGACAATCTTTTTAGCAAATAAAATCATTCTTTCACGCATAGCAGCTCTGTCGGTGTAGTCAGGAACGTCAGCTAGTGATCCTTCTGTTAAATAAGGAGGATCGCCAGTGTTGTTATTGACAATGGTAATGTTGACCCGCTTGTCTTCTTTGTAATGTTCAGAGATTTTCTTAATATTTTCAGAGGCTTTAATATGAGCGTCAAGCTGGGTATCCAATCGTACTGTTCGGCTGCGCTTCAAGTTAAGCATTACGGCTAAATCAAGTGAAGCATTGGTGTAAACGATGTCCACGCCACCCTTGGTAATTTCAAGGGTTTGATTGATCTTGTCTGTAGAAGACTTGAAATTGCCCAATACTGAGTCAAAGGTCAAAGCATCTTCCTCAAGACCTAGCAAGTCACGAGCCATCTTTTCAGATTCAGACTTACCTGATCCGCTACCGCCAGCAGTAAACATAGTGGCAGAGTCATCACCGTTTTTGGCTTTTTGCTCTAGCGCATCTTTCCAAATAACTTTAGATAGATAAGAACTTGGCTCATGTACGGCTGCAGCTAATGATGGATCTTTGGCAAAGCTTGGGTCTAACTTCTTAACTAAATCAGGATCTACAACGTGACCGAATGTTGACTTGTAATCAGCAATCAGCTTCGGAGTGTCGTTTAGGATTTGTTCGTAAAAGCCGTCTTCAATACTTCGCTCATGGTCATTGAGTCCGGGTGAATGCTCGAATCCATGTTGATCGACATATCCACCGTTAGGAAGCTCTTTGACTTTTTGGAATGTTGCTGCTTTTGCTTGCTTAGATGATTCTTTCTTTTCCTCCAAAGGGAGCTCTTTTTGAGCAGACTCAGGAGATTTTTCAGAAGATCCGGCAGATTCATTCTTTGCTTCTTTCTTTTTAGTCTCTTTGGATTCGGGAGCTGCGCCAGCACCGCCTGATCCAAACTGTCCATTTTTTGCTCGTGGGTGCTTTTTTTCTTCCCACTTAACGTCATCTTGACCAGTAGATCCTTCAAAATGCTTACGCAATAGCTCAGCACCCGCTTTGGTTCCTAGATCATCAAAGTCTTTATTGCCAGCTTGTTTCTTTAAGTCTTCAAGAGATACTTGACCAATCAATTTGCTTTCGTATCCACTTTCAGGAAATGAATAAGCAATTCCGTATTGGTTTTCAGTTCTACCAATCTTATTGCCTTCAATCTTGCCTGTATGGGTTGCGCCTTGGTATTTTCCATCCACGTCATGCTCAGGTATCACTTGATACGCATAAACGTGAGTAGGGGCATTTCCAGTGGTTCTAGCCCCTGTTTCGTTTTGTTGGTTCATGATATGCAAAGCAACGCCATTGGCATTACCCGCATTCTTACTGCTTAGACCTTCACGCTCAGCAACTCGATAGACTACGAATGGTTGACCTGCTTTTGGTGCAGGAGATCCATTTTTCTCGCTGCCTCCCTTATGAGAAGCTGATTGAGACTTTGGGTTTGTGGACCCGCCAGCCCCCGATCCAAATTGACCATTATCAGCCCTTGGATGTTTTGTTTCTTCAAAGCCATCTTGAGTTACTTGAAGCATTTTCCCTACAGGACCTGCCCCGTCTTCAGGATCGGCAAAGTCACCGTCTTGAACTTTTTCAAAGTCTTCCTCAGCAAGTTCTTCGCCTTCAGGATCTTGATCTTCGAGAATGCCAATTTCGTTGTAGCTTGACTGCTTGTCAGTTGCCACACGTTGACGCTCATCTTCGCTGCTGATAGCACCCGAACCAATAAGCACTTGTCCAGTCTGAGCTTTGCTTAAATTGGTTGCAGCCAATTCTTCGGCA